CATTGTAGAGATAATGATGTTTACCCAACAAAAGTAGAATTACATATGTTTGGTGCGCCACACGAGATTTTCTTTGAAGATGAGAATGGATTAGATGGTGTATTTGTTATGCGTGGCGTTGGTAAGGATCAATCTATGGATGGAACCCACTCACAATCTTATCAAACGATTACTGTTGGTCTATTAAAAGATGATTGTTCGGGCGTTGATATAGGTAAATATACTTGGCCAATAAGTGATTTTGAAAAGAGACATAGCACTAGGGAATTGACACAAGAAAATGTTGGATACATGTTGTTTAAAAATGACTCAGAAAAAAGAAAACATCCGAAAGTACAAGAGCTTATCAACGGGTGAACCTTGTACAGCGGCTCAATACGTAGCAGAAATAATTTGCAAAAGAAAAAGAGAAAAGGAAAATAAGGGCAGTCTTGAGTTTAGGTTTTGGAGTAAGTCACATAAAGAAGAGTATCAGACACAGATAAGATTAGCAAATAATCTTATTAAAAAACATGGTGTTGATGCTCTTCTTCATTTTTTGAATAGCCCAAAAGGATCTAAGACATATTCTCTAGGTTTTTTACACTCCTCTAAAAAATTTGTTATAGTGTCAAAATATGTCAAAGAGGCTATTAAGGATAGCGAACGTATTGTACAAGAAGAGAAAAAGAAAACCAAGAAGGTTATTGAAGTTGAAGACCTAGAATACAAACCAAGAACAGGCCCGACTAGAAACACATTATTAAATAAACTCAGGAAAGCGGAAAATGGTAAAGACTAAAGATCCAGAATATTTGAGCAAGATAATCAAAGAATACGGCAATATCATCTCTGATGGAAATAAAATTCTTGAAGAGAAGAAGAATTATAAAGTTATCTCAGTTAGTCCAGCGATAGATATCGCTTTGGGTGGTGGTATTAGGGAGGGAAGCTGGTTAACATTAACCGGAGATCCTAAAAGCGGCAAGACAACAACGGCTATGCAAATAGCTTCAAACTGCCAAAAGGAAGGTAGACCAATCATCTATCTAGACGTTGAAGGCAGATTAAAAGATATGAACTTTGAAGTTGCTGATCTTGATCCAGAAAAAATGAAGATTATTCACCCAGAAGATAAACCTTTACCAGCAGAAGATTTTCTTGATGTTGCCCATAAGTTAATGAGTCATCCAGATTATCATGGTGCTGTTTTAATTATTGATTCTATCTCATCACTTATGCCAGCAAAAGAATTAGATGGCGATATGACGCCGGGAAGAGCCGGATTGCCAAAGATATTATCAATTTTTACTAAGAAAATGGGCCAGCTGCTTCCCAGACAGCACGGTTTAATTATAGCCATCACACACTTTATCGCTAATACAGCTGGCTTTGGGGCATCAAAGATGGCTGATGGAGGCACAAAGATACAGTATCAGGCTGACACCAGAATGGAAATTAAGAGCGGTGGAGAAAAAGTATCAGCAGTCACACCTTGGACAAACACTAATAAGGATAGAATCGGGCAGGTTGTAAACTGGAAAATCTTGTGTTCTTCAATGGGTCCACCGGGAGGTCAGGTTCAAAGCTGGATTAGATATGGTCACGGTATTGATAAAACACAAGAAATCTTAATCTTGGCACATGACATAGGTATGATTGACAAATCCGGTGCTTGGCTAACGTGTTCTTTTATGGCTAATCATAAAGAGCTGGCAAAGAAAATAAAGCCAGATTTAAACGTAGATGACGAAGAAGCATTGCTTAAGGCGTTTAAGTTTCAGGGTCAGGACAATCTATATAGTTTCTTATCAACAAATCCAGAAGTCGTTTCAATTCTTGAAAATGAAATCAAGGAAATGTTATGAAAATAACCGGATTGGACGATAAGATATATAACTGGAATCCGACAGCAAATCAGGCAGACACAAGCAATAGATCTAGTCTGCACAAAAGGGCAAAAGGACTACTTGACGAAATGTTTCCACATGATAGAATTCTTGAAGAGGTTTCTATCCCCGGAACAAAAAACATGCACAGAAAGAGTACATTAAGAGCAGATTTTTTCATACCAAATAGAAATTTAATGATAGAGGTTCACGGCGAACAGCACCATAAGTTTAATCCATTTTTCTTTAAGAACAAGCTGGCTTTCTATAAAGCTCAAGCTAGAGATAGAGATAAAAAAGAGTGGTGTGAAATTAACTCCATCAGATTAATAGAATTTAATTACAACGAGGATATTGATGAATGGCGAAGAAAAATATAATCTGTTTATTGCTAACGTAGATAACTGGATTAAAAATAGAGGCATAGCTGAAATAGAAATAAATCCAGATATTGAAACGGCCCTCAATATGAGACAATCAGACTTGAGGGCTTTATCGCATAATCAATGTCTTGAGTTAGCATATGAGTTATATGCGTACTCAGAATATCTTGATAGTATTTTAGCAAAAGAGCAAATAACACTTAATTGGGCAGAAGACAGCATTTGGTATATAATATCTGATAAGATGGAACAGTATGGAACTAAATATACGAAGTGGCAAGAAAAGTATTTTAGATCTATCAAGGAAAATCCACTTGCTAGCGAGATAATCAAAGTAAAAAACAACGCTCAAGCTAGAGTTAGAGTTCTAGAGAACAAAATAAATACAGTAAAAAGATTGTCAGAAATATTAACAAGTTTATCGAAAAGGAAATAAAATGGACATACAGGCAGCTAAAAAACTTCTCAAGAAAGCTATAGAAATTGGCGATGAAGAACTTATCGATATGGCTAACCAAACTCTGAATAACATTCTTGAAGATACAGAGCAAGAAAAGAAACAAGTTAAAACAGCAAAACCGAGAGCGGTTGACAATGGCGAATTTATCTTTAAGATGGAAAATGAGACAAAGGCTAACACCGCAATAACCAGAAATGGCACTCCCGTTAACGCTATACAAAATAGGGTAAACAAGTTTCATGATGATGGCACAGAAGCAAGGGACGTAACAACCCCAGAAGTGGCCCTAACAGAAAGAAAGAGGCCACCTTTTAAAAAGATTGAACAGATATGCCAAAAATGCTCATCGTCTGTTATGATCAACCCAGCGCACAAAAGGGACTATTTTATCTGCGATAAATGCATACCAAAATGACAAAAACAACATTAGAAAATCTAGCTTCAGAGAGGGCCGTACTGGCTGGCTTATGTCAGTACGGTCTTGATGCATACCTTGAAATAGATTTTGTAGACAGCGACCACTTTAATGACAGCACAAATCAAATGTTGTTTAAGTGTTTAAGTTCTATCATAAACCAAAACACTAAAGTAGATTTAACATCTATATTGTCTGTTGCTAGTGATTTAGGTATATCGGAAAACATCAATAATAAGGATGAGATCGCTTTTATCCGATCATTGTTCAATTTCCCAATCCACAAAGAAAATATACCAGTTCATGCTGCAAAAATAACAAAACTAAAATTAGCTAGAGACTTAAAACAAACTCTTAAAACTTGTGCAAAAGATATTGATAACATCAGTGGCGAAGAAGATGTTATGGATATCGTGTCTAAGATAGAAGAACCATTATTGGATGCAACATCAGAAATTTACCAATCATCCAAGAACAAGACAGAAACATTAGGTAAGGGTATTGAGGAATATGTAGATTATCTATGCGAAAACCCTTCTGATTTTGCTGGAATACCAACTGGTTTTGACAGATATGATGTTTCTATTGGTGGCGGTCTTAGAAGAAAGTGTGTGGATCTTATAGCGGCTAGGCCAAAAGTTGGTAAGTCTATGTTTGGTGACGCTGTTGCTATTCATGTGTCTAAGAATCTAAATATACCAGTATTAATGCTCGACACAGAAATGTCAAAGGAAGATCATTTAAATAGAATGCTGGCTAACTTAAGTGGCGTAGAAATAAATAAAATATCAACGGGTAAGTTTTCAGAGAACGAAATAGACAAAGAGAAAATCAATAAAGCCGCACAGACGCTAAAAGACATACCATATCACTATATCAGCATAGCTGGGCAGACTTTTGAAAACATTCTTTCTATAATTAGGAAGTGGATATATCAGCATGTTGGCTTTGATGAGAACGGAAGAACCAAAGACTGTCTTATAGTTTATGATTATCTTAAATTGATGGGATCAGAAAGCATTAGTAACGCAATGCAGGAGTATCAGGTTCTTGGTTTCCAAATTACTAAACTGCATAATTTCTGCGTCAAATATGATATACCATGTTTAAGTTTTGTACAACTAAATAGGGACGGTATAACAAAAGAATCTACTGATGTTGTCTCTGGTTCAGATAGATTGATTTGGCTATGTACAAGCTTCTCTATATTTAAGCTTAAATCTGAAGAAGAAATAGCTGATGACAGTGTACAAAATGGTAATAGGAAACTAGTGCCAATTGTGGCTAGACATGGTTGCGGTTTAGATGATGGCGACTACATTAGTATGAAAATGTTTGGGTCTCTTGGTAAGATAGAAGAAGGCAGAACTAGAAACGAAATACACGCGAATAATCAGGTTAATGAAGATGGATTTGAAATTGAAGAAGACATTGACACAGAAGCAGATATATAGTATTGGCGATAGAGTTTCGCATAAAATACCAGAACTGCTTGACTATTTTAAAATAGAGTACATGGAATATCCAAATAGATATTCTTTTGCTTGCCCTATTCATGGAGGAGATAATCCAGAAGGTTGTAGTATATTTACAGACGGAGAATCTAATCGTGGTAATTGGCAATGCTGGACACATCACTGTGAAGATGAATACAAGAATACTCTATTTGGATTTATACGTGGATGTTTGTCTTACATAAGGGGTAGAAATATATCGCTCAATGAAACGGCTAGTTTCTGTGAAAATTTTATTGGTGAAAATGTTGACGATATGGACTATAATAGTACATACAAACAGGCTGATCCAATTGAGGTGTTTTCTAAAAAGCCTGAAAAAATAGGAACCACAATATCTAGATCCGTAATCAGATCCAAACTAGAAATACCATCAAAATACTATATCAATAGGGGATTTTTATCTAGCACATTAGAAACATTCGATGTTGGATTATGCAAAGAGAGTGGAAAACCAATGTCAAATAGAGTTGTTGTTCCTATCTACGATCAAGAAAACGATTATGTTGGTTGTGCTGGAAGATCGCTTGATGATAACATGAAACCAAAATGGCTTTATAGTAAGGGTTTTAAGAAATGCGTTTTATATGGCTTAAACATAGCAAAAGACTTTATACTTAAAACACAATCAGCAATACTGGTAGAGGGTCAGGGTGATGTTTGGAGAATGCATGAAGCTGGATATAGACAGGCTATTGGTATTTTTGGTTGCAGTGTAACGGACGATCAGCTACTACTATTAGAAAGTAGTGGAGCATTAAATATCGCTATTCTAACAGACTCAGATGAAGCCGGTGAAAAAGCATACAAACAAATTGTAAAAAAGTGCGGTAAAAGATTCAACTATTTAAGACCAAGAATATCAACAAAAGATGTTGGCGATATGACAATAGAGCAAATAAGGCAAGAACTAGATCCACAATTAAAAGGAGCGGTAGATTATGAGCAGTAGACTGTTAGCTTTTGCTGGTCACAAACAGGCCGGTAAAACAACATCATCAAACTTTTTACATGGATACCAGTTAAGAGCTAATGGTGTAATCAATGGTTTTGATATTACTACAGATGGTAGACTTGTAATTAAAACCAATATCATTAATGAAAACGGTCAAGAAGAAGAAACGCAAGGATTTCTAGACACTGGTAGGGATGATCCAGAATTCTCTGAATGGGCGTCATATAACATGTGGCCCTATATTAAAAGATATTCATTTGCTGCGCCACTAAAACAAATAGCAGTAAGGCTATTTAATTTAGATCCCTCATGTGTGTATGGTGATAATATTAAAAAGAATCTACCAACACCATTAAGATGGGAAGATATGCCCGGAGTTATTACAGATAAAACTACAGCAAATAAAAAGGGCGTTAAAGAGCTAATCAAAAACGGAACGTTGCATTATCATGATCCGGGTAGAATGTCACACAGAGAATTTCTACAGTTCTTTGGAACGGATGTATGTAGACGTATTTATGAAGACATATGGTTCTCTAAATTGTTAAACGATGTATCGGTTGAGATGCCACTTATTGCGGTTGTTGATGATTGTAGATTCATAAACGAGGTTGAGGCAATTAAAAATGCTGGAGGTAAAGTGGTTTATCTAAAAAGGAAACCATACGAAGATACTCATGCAAGTGAATCAGAATTAGCGTCTTATAACGGTTTTGATTTGGTTATAGATAATACTGAATTTTCTATACATGAGACAAATGTAAAAATAATAGAAGCTTTAGATGAATGGGGCTGGCTTGGTAAAAACATAAAACCAGAAGTTACTACTGCCCAAGACGATAAACATATTGTTGGCGGCATACACAAAATAAAAGGATAAAAAATGATTGTAACATACATCAGATCTTCGTCATACAATAACTACG